TGAGGTGAAAGATATGTGGCGGATTTTCACGGTCATCGGGCTGGCAGTTGGGCTGTTTATGTGGGGCCTGTGCGCAGTTTCCAGCAACATCAGCCGCAAGGAAGAAAAGTCCAGTGGGGGGAGGAAAAAATGAAAATCATCACAGTTAAGCATGAGGTTTCGCCGGAACGCGGGAAATGCACATTCGGCGGGGATTATTGCGGAAAAGATGTGTGCAAGTACCATGCGCTTCGCACTCAAACCCACGGACGAAAGGCTCCGCCGGAGTACAGAAAACCGAAGTGTTTACTGTTCGACTGCTGGCTTGAACAGCCGTACAAAAAGTGTGAGGCTTGCAAGAAAGCGTGTATGGAGGCTGAATATGACAACGGAACGACTTCATTTCATGGTTGAATCTCCGGCCAACTTTGTTAGACTGGCCTGCACAATTCTTTTTGAAAAAAAAGAAGCAATGGCCGAATGGGCTGCCACATGGCATGACGTGTTCGATTGTGCCAATGGCGAACAGCTTTTTCTTCAATTCATGGAAGAACTTTTCCCAGACGGCTGCACCATTGGAGAAAAGGAGCTGAAACAGATAACGGATAGAGCAGTCCGCTACTTGCAAACCGAAACCCGCTGCCTTGACCTGAAAGCCGGTCACGATAAGTCTCGGTTTACCTACTGGGTGTCCTTTACTCCTGAACACAAAGTCTATGGATGCGAGTTCGCTCGGCATGAGGAAACCATTATTGAAATCCTTACCGCATTCTTCGGGAAGTCGATCGCAGGTTACAGCCTGGACACTTTGAAGCGCTTCATTCTCCGTTCCTTTGAAATCCGCTCTGATAATTCATCGGTACGGTCTATTGCGGAGGATGTAGACTTTATCCAACGGGCGGTATTTGCCCGGAGTTTTGGCAACGGCAGACAGGAGGTGCCGAAATGAAATGGGTTGCACTTATCTATGCAGCGGAGTGGATTTCAGTGGGGTTGGCGGTGTCAACCGCAATCAACGTCACCGGAAATCTGAGAGCGCTTTGGTTCTTTTTGATTCCGGCATTATTCGGCGTTAGCTATCATGATGGCAATGAGGGCGGGAAGAAATGAGTTGCTTATCCTGTGAGAACTACATACCCCTTCACCCGCCCATCCAGCGCACTGATGCCCAAGGCCAGACCTATACAGTTCCGGGCCTGTGCAAAATTGGTGCAGACCACATAATTTGTGGCCTTCCGGTCTACAAACCTACCGCAAGTTGTGATAAAATAGCAGAAGCACCGCCGAAAGGCGGCAGCTGAAGTGCATACGGAGGTAGGTTGTGACCATTCAGGAATTGTCCAAGTATTACGACATTCAGACGGCGCTCGAAAAGGATCGGGAGGTTTACGATAATCTGCGACAGAAAGCAGGTCCGGCCTCCCCGCAACTGACAGGAATGCCCCATGTTTCCGGCGTTAGGGATAAGGTCGGAGATTTGGCCGTGGAACTGGCCGACATGGAAGACCGCATTCAGTACTTAGAGGCGCAGGCCCAGACGGAACGGCTCAAAGTAGAGGCGTACTGCCGCAGCATCATGGATGCCCGGCTATACCTTATCTTCCGGCTGCGGTTCGTCCGCTGCCTGACGTGGGCGGAAATCGCCGGGAAACTCGGAAAGTGCTACACTGAAAATGGCGTATCCCGGATGGTCTACAATTATCTTTCCACACATTGATTGAGAGGCTCTGCCAAGCGCAGGGCCTCTTTTTTGTCTGGAGGTAAGGGGAGATGTCGGCGGACGATGGTAGACTGTTTGACATCGTGGGAGATGATGGTACACGCTTTGACATGAATGTAGATGACAACGGATAGAACCTGTGATATTATTAGGCTGCAAAATCCCAATCAAGCCAAGCGGCACTCACTATTTCCGGTGAGCGCCGCTATTTTATTGCACCGAAAGGAGGATATCCGTGCCGTGCGTTGCTCCTTTGCGCATGGCATCACCGCTGCACCTTGAAAATTCGGGGTGCAGCAAGCCGGGCACTTCGCCAGGCCCGGCCCAAAGAAGGAGTTTTCCGAATGTATCAGAAAATCAAAAACAAGTTCAAAGCAAACCCCACTCTGTTCTATGCCTGTTCCATTGTCGCATCGTGGGCGGGCGTGGGCAGCCTCATGAATTTCCGCACACTGGCTACCAGCAACGGCGCAACCGCAGCTATCATCTGGGCCGTGTTCAACTCGCTTTCCTGCATCCTCTTCGGTCTGTTTGCGGAGTACATCCCGACCGTCCGGCGTATCATGCGGAGCAAAGTGATGTTTTACTTCATCGGCTTTTTGACCATGTTCCAAACGTGGACACAGATGAGCGGCATCTATGAGATTTTTGGCGACACCCCGATTGGTACGCAGGGCGGCATGGTTATCGTCTATGCCACCTGCGCCATCTTCCTGCTTATGCTTCTGAAAGACGGCATGATCCGCAACGTTCTGTCCGATGGTTTCTCATGGGTGATAGTCTATGGTCTGCTGGCCGTTGTTGTCGTTGCAGCTCTGGTTCACACTCATGGCAACTTCGTCAACATCGACCCCAGCCTGAACGTTTCCGGTATCCAGACTGGCCTCTACAAAGGCTTTCTGCTGCTGCCCGGTCCGTTCACTTATCCGTACTACTACTCACTGTTTTCCTACAATGACAAGAACGATGATGGCACCCAGCACGGCAACATGAAAATGTCCTTTGTACTGGCGGGTGTGATGTTCGGCGTATACATGGTGCTGGCTGCATTGCTCACATGGGTAAATTTCAGCCCGCTGCTGAATACACTGAAAGCTATCCTGATCACCATCATTGCGCTGTCCTCGCTGTCCACCTATCTCTATTCGGAGTATTTGGTGTTCGGCAAAAAGGTCGGCTTTGCACTGGATGTGTTCACGGTGGCTTCGTGGCAGATTCTGATTCCGCTGGGTGTTATGGGTATCTGGACGCTGATGAGCGAGATCCGCGTATACATCATCGTTGCCGTTCTCATGGCATCCGTCGTCCTGCACCTCGTTTCGGATGAAAAGGAGGGCGCACGATGAAAAAGGTCTTGGGTAGAAAGCAGGTCAGCCGGAATGTCGACTGGCTGGTGGCGATGCAGCACATTGAGGAATTGATCTCACAGGATGAAGTCGATGCCTTTGAAGATGCTGCAGTCGAACGTATCATCAAAGCTACGGCAGGAAAGAGCGCGGCCTACGCGTGGAGTGCCGGAAAGGACAGCATCGTCCTCGGCAAGCTCTGTGAAAAGGCTGGCGTGAAAGACTGCTTTTTTGGTCATTGCGAGCTGGAATTCCCGGAGTACCTCTCCTGGGCTCTGGAAAACGCCCCGACCGGCTGCGAAGTCATCAATACTGGCCTGAGCCTTGAATGGCTGGAAAAGCACCCGGAGCTGCTGTTCGTGAACGACGCAAAGCGCCTGAACATCTGGTATGGGCTGCTCCAACGCCGCACGTTTACCACCTACTTTGAGGAGCATGGAACGGAGCTGCTGCTGGTAGGACACCGTATCATAGACGGGAACACCTGCGGAAAGGACTACACAATCCGCAAAAAGTCCGGTGAAACTCGGTATGCTGCCATTGCAGACTGGCCGCATGAGGCTGTTCTGGGTTACATCCACTATCACAGCCTGGCATTGCCGCCGACGTACCAGTGGGAAAACGGTTGGGTCTATGGTCCTACGCCGTGGCCCATCTGGGGAGAACCGGCAACGGTCGAGGATGGCTTCAAGCTGATTTTCAGCCTGTCGCCGGAAGTCGTCCGTGCTGCAGCAGAGGTCATTCCTGCTGCCCGCACCTTTCTGGAAGGGAGGGCAGGCAAGTGATTATCACGCAGAAGAAGCTCTCCGAACTGCATAAGCCCGCCCGCAACATCCGCCGGCATTCCGAAAAGCAGCTGGCCGAATACGTCCGCAGCATTAAAATGTTCGGACAGGTCAAGCCGCTGGTCGTGGCCGAAGATGGTGAGATTATCGCGGGCAACGGCCTGTACGAGGCGCTGCTCCGCATGGGCTGGGAAACCTGTGACTGCTATGTGATGGTTGGTTTGACCGATGTGCAGAAGAAAAAGCTCATGATGGCTGACAACAAGGTCTATGAGCTGGGCTTTACGGATGTTGATGTCATCGAAGAACTGGTCAAGGAACTGGACGGGGATGTAGATGTCCCCGGCTGGGATGCTGATCTCTTGGAAATGCTCAACAGCACCGAAGCCGAGGTGGACGAAATCGTGGACTCCTACGGCACATTCCCGCAGGAAGAGGTTTCGGCCATGAACCGCCATCAGGTGGAAGAGCACGTTCCTTATGCGGAAACACCGTCTTATTCGCCCGCCGCTCCTGTGTATAGCGCTCCTGCGACCTCCGCGGCCCCTCAGCGGGCTTCTGTTGCACAAGAGCTGTCTACACCTTCCGAACCGCAAAACACTGCTCCGGTATACGAGAGCCAGTCTCAGCACCGATACATCCGGTGCCCGAAATGCGGCGAGATGATAGAGGTGAGCTGATATGCCGGTGAAAGTAGCAGAAAGCAGCCTGAATGTTTTGCAGGCTGCGAAGATCCGCATCCGCAATGTGTTCGCCAACGGCTGCAAAATCTATCTGTCGTTTTCATCGGGCAAGGACAGCCTGTGCATGGCCAGTCTGGTGTACGACATGATACGCGCCGGCGAAATCAGCGCCAGCCAACTGACGGTGACGTTCATCGACGAGGAAGGGCTTTATCCCTCCATGGTGGATGCCGCATACCGCTGGCGGAGCAACTTCCTGTCTGTCGGCGCAAAGTTCCTCTGGTTCTGCCTGCCGTTCAAGCAGGTTTCCGTCATCGACCATCTGTCCAGCTCCGAATCGTGGATAACGTGGGAGCCGGGTAAGGAAAATGTCTGGATGCGCCAGCCGCCTGATTTCGCCATCATGTACAGCCCGTACCTGAGCTATCCCGGCGAGATGAACTATCAGACGTTCTGCGAGAAAGCATTCCGTGACGGCATCCAGTTGGTTGGTCTGCGCACCGCAGAAAGCCTGACCCGGTATAAGTGCATCGCCAACACGAAGATGGACCGCATCGGGAAAGGCGGGAAGTTCTATCCCATCTATGATTGGATGGACAGCGATGTGTGGCTGTACATCAAGCTGCGCAAGCTCCAGTTCCCGGAAATCTATATGCGGCTGTACGAGGCGGGGGTCCGAAAGAACGCCCTCCGCCTGTGTGCATTCTTTGGTGACTGCGGTACGCAGGGGCTTCGGTGGATTGCCGAAACAGACCCAGACCTGTGGGAACGGATACAGAGGCGAGAGCCAAACGCCTATCTGGTCTTGCTCTACTGGGACAGCGAGATGTTCCGGCGCAGCACCCGCAAGCGGCGTGAGCTGGAAGAGGAAACCGAGCAGAAGGACTACAAGGCCCTCTGCAAAGATATCCTGTTCCTCCACCCGGAACGGTACACCATCGCCAAGGACACACTGTCCCACCTGCGAAACTGGCAGGGCTTGTTCATCAAGACCTACGGAATTGCAGAGCAGAAGCACTACAAGACCATGTACGAGGGGCTGCTGTACGGAGATCCCAAGCTGCGCATCCTGCGTATCCTGTGGACCACCATCTACAACGACCACAATGCAGCCATCAAGGAGGCCCAGAATGGAAAGCATTGATTTGTTTGCCCCGCTGAATTCCCTTCAGTGGGTAGAACGTGAGAAAATCCACGCGAATGATTACAACCCCAACAAGGTGTCGGAGGACAACCTGAAGCTGCTGGTGCAGTCCATCCTGACAAACGGCTGGACGCTGCCCATCGTAGTGCGGCCAGACGGAACGATCATTGATGGTTTCCACCGCTGGACCGTATCAGGCAGAGAACCGCTGCTCTCTATGCTGGGCGGGAAGGTGCCGGTCGTGGTCGTTGATCATCACGGGAATGAGGATGCCGATGTGTACGGCACCATCACCCATAACCGCGCCCGTGGCACCCACCTACTGGAGCCGATGAAGGCCATCGTCAAAAAGCTGCTCGATGAGGGCAAGGATGTGGACGAGATCGGCAAGCAGCTGGGCATGAAACCGGAGGAAATCTTCCGCCTGTCCGGTTTTACCCGTGACGAGTTCTTGGACATGATGACGCAGGACTATCCGACGTTCTCCAAGGCCAAAGTAATCAGGAGCGTATAAGCTGTCCCTTGCCAGCATCCCTGCTGGTGAGGGCTTTTTACTGTCTGGAATAAAGAAAGGAAACATCAAGATGGATTCTAACAACTTTACCGCGTCCGCGATCGCCGCGGTCGTGTGCCTCCACAATGCAAACGCCGAGCTGAAGGGTACTCCGAAAATCGGGGTAACTGATGTGTACGTTGTCTGGAACTGCAAGACCCTCCAGAACAACAAGGCGCTGCTGGCCACCACCGTTCCGGACGGTATGTATTATGAGGCTACCTACAACGGCGACAAGAAGGAACTGTATCTGGATGCCTACAAGAAGGTCCAGAACGTGTGCATTGAGGACGAGGGCTAAGCGTGGAACCCCTCACAGATGGGGAAGAAGGTGGTGATGTGCCAAATGAGAAAAATCTGGTGTCAAATGGGCAGCGAACGCCGAATGAACGCCGAGAAAACGCCCGAAAAGCCGGGAAAGCATCTGGTGCAGCCCGTAGGCGAAAAAAGCAGGCCGCCCAATATATGCGGATCCTCATGGAAACCGCTGCAACGGAAGAGCTTGCCCAGAAGTTGCAGGAGCAGGGCTTTGATGAAGAGGACTGCACTTACGCCGCGGCACTTGCTTGGAAGATGCTCATGCAGGGCTTGAAGGGCAACGTCAAGGCTGCTTCTCTGGTGTACAAAATCGCAGAGCAGGCAGAAGCCGCTGAGGCCGCAGAAAAGGAAAAACGTGCCGCCAAGCGCCGGGCAAAGCAGGAGCAGCAGGAGGCCGCAAGCGACGGTTTCTTAGAAGCTATCGCCGCAGCGGCCGCGAATGCGTTCCCCGCTGGTGATGATTCCTCTATGCTGCCGGAACCGGATGACGAAACGGAGGAGGACGAGGATGCGCCGACTTCGTAGAGCAAAGCCGTTCCAATGGAAAGCACTCAGTCAGAAGCAGATGCAAACGCTGGTCTGGTGGTCGCCGCAGAGCGCGTTCTATGACTACGACGGCATCATTGATGATGGGGCTATCCGAAGCGGAAAGACCGTCACCATGGGCTTTTCCTTTGTTTCTTGGGCAATGACCTGTTTTGACGGTGAGAGCTTCGCCCTCTGCGGCAAGACCATCGCCAGTCTGCGCCGCAACGTGCTGGGCGTACTCAAACAGCAGCTGTTGGGCAGGGGATATGAGGTCATCGAGCACCGAGCGGACAACTTCTGGGAGGTGTCCAAAGGTGACAAGAGCAATGAGTTCTATTTCTTCGGAGGCAAGGACGAAAGTTCGCAGGATCTGATACAGGGTATCACGCTGGCCGGTGCATTTTTCGATGAAGTGGCACTGATGCCGGAGAGCTTTGTCAATCAGGCGACCGCCCGCTGTTCCATCACGGGGTCAAAATACTGGTTCAACTGTAACCCGGCGGGTCCACAGCACTGGTTCTACCAGAAGTGGATTCTGCGGTGCAAAAAGCGGCGGCTGGTGTACCTCCACTTCACGATGGAGGACAACCTGACGCTGGATGAACACATCAAAGAGCGATACAGGAACCAGTACACCGGCGTGTTTTACAACCGCTACATTCTGGGGCTGTGGGTCAAGGCTGAGGGGCTGGTCTATCCCATGTTCTCGCGGGACAAGCACATTGTCCACGAGGAAATACCCTACAATCCTCGGCACCGCTATTATGTGTCCATCGACTACGGCACCCACAATCCCTTTGCTGCTGGGCTGTGGGACTATGACCCGGTGAGCCACCGCGCCATCATGGTGCGGGAGCTGTACTACAAAGGCGGCAGCGCCAACCGTGTGGACAACGAAGCCTACTACAAGATGCTTCGAGAGCTGGCGAGAGGTTTCAAAATCGAATACATCATCATCGACCCGTCGGCATCTTCCATGGTGGAAACGATCCAGAAGTATGCCGAGTGGCTGGTGGTCAAGGCTGACAACGACGTGCTGAACGGAATACAGGATGTGACCAAGTACATAAACATGGGGCTCCTGCTGTTCCACGAAAGCTGCAAGGCAACCTTCCGAGAGTTCGAGCAGTATTCGTGGGACGAGGATTCCGACGAGGATGCCGTCATCAAGGAGTTTGACCATTCTATGGACCAAGTCCGGTACTTCTGCCGTACGGTCCTCCGTGCAGAGCTGAAATGGGTCGCATAACTGGAAAGGGGGTGAAATGCTTTGAGCTTCATTTCCCGATTATGGGGGAGGTTAAGATCAATGTTTATCCGTACCGACATCGGAAAGACCTTCGGCGTGGAGCTGATTCAGTCCTCCGAGATGAACGCAGCTCTGACGCTGTGGGACAACATCACGTCCGGTAGGCCGCCGTGGCTTGACCCGGACGATGATGTGCGCACCTACAACATGGGCAAGCACATCAGCGACTACCGGGCGCGGCTTGTCTGCCTTGACCTTGGTGTTGCCCTGTCCGGCTCCCCGCGAGCAGACTACTTGCAGACCATCTGCAACGACCTGATTAAGCGGCTGCCCGACAAGGTGGCCGATGCGGAGCGTCTGGGCGGCATTGCTATCAAGTGGAACGGCAGCAGCTGGGATTTTGCCCTGCCGGGCGAGTTTGGCATCACCAAGCAGGACGGCAACGGCAACATCGTGGGCGCTATCTTCGCGGAGTACATCACCCACGGCATCGACCATTACACCCGGCTGGAATACCACCGGTTCAAAGATGGCCTGTATCTGGTAACGAATAAGGCGTTCAGGAACAGAGCCATGCAGAACGGCCAGTACACGCTTGGCGCAGAGATTCCGCTGACTGAGGTGGAAGAATGGGCAGAGATGCAGCCTGAAGTCCGAATCGAACAGCTGGAAACCCCGCTTTTTGCCTTTTTCCGGCTGCCCGGCTCCAACACCATCGACCAGACCTCGCCGCTGGGGATGTCCGCCTTTGCGAATGCAATCCCGGAGCTGGAAGCGCTGGACATGGCCCTGAGCCGCAAGAACGGCGAGGTTGCAGACAGCAAGCACATCACCTTCGTGGGGCAGGCTGCCATCCAGTACGCCAACGCGCACAGCACCAAGCTGCCGCGCTTCGTCCAAGGTCTGGGCGTGGGCGCTGACGACCAGAAGCCTATCACAGAGCACGTCCCCAAGATGTTGACCGATGACCGCATCAAGGACATCAACTTCGACCTGTCCATGGCCGGTGTCAAATGCGGCTTCAGCGAGGGCGTCTTTGTCATGGACGGCCAGACCGGCATGATTACGGCCACGCAGGTGGAAAGCGACGACCGCGATACTATCCAGACCATCAAGGCAGACCGCGACGCTCTGCGCTGTGCAGTGGAACAGGCTATCAAGGGCGCGGATGCGCTCACCACCCTGCTGGGGGCTGCCCCGCTGGGCGAGTATGAGGTCACGTTCAACTTCGGCGACATCACCTACAACTATGAGGAGGACAAGGCCAGCTGGAAGAACTACGCTTCACAGGGCTGGGTCCCGCTGTGGCTCTACTTCACTAAGTTCGAGGGCATGAGCGAGGAAGAAGCCAAGAAGATGGTTGCTGAAGCCTCGGCAGCCGAAAAGGAAAAGGGCCTGTTTGACCAGCAGTAACCGGAAGGAGGCGGCAGCGCAGTGCTGACACCGCAGCAGATCACAGAGTTGGCAGAAACGCTCTACCCTGCTCTGGACGACCTGAACCAGTGGATTACTCAGGACATGGTGAAGCGCCTGATGGCCCGGCTAGGACGCGGCGAAGCTGCTGTCCTGTCCGCTACTGACCAATGGCAGACCGAGGTATACAAAACAGCGGGCGGCCATCTGGAAGACCTGAAAAAAGAACTGAAGAAGTTCACGAAGCAGTCTGATGCTGAAATCGCCTCCATCTTTGAGGATGCAGCGGTCAAGGCGTGGGCTGCTGATTGTGCTGTTTATGCGGCCAGCGGCAAGGGCGTGAAGCCTTTGGCACTGTCTGACCGCATGGTGGAGATTCTGCAAGATGCCTACACCCGGACGCAGGGCGAGGCCCACAACTTCACCCGCACCACGGCCAGCGCGAGCCAGAAGCGGCTTTTCAAGGTACTGGATGAAGCGCATTTCAAGGTCGTGACCGGCGCGCAGTCCTACACCGCAGCAGTGCAGGAAGCCGTGGATGACCTTGTGCAGCATCAGACGCACGTTATCTACCCCACCGGTCACCGGGACACCATCGAGACCGCCGTGCTGCGGGCAGTCCGCACCGGCATCAGTCAGGCCACCGGAAACATGACCTTGCAGGGCATGGAAGAGCTGGACTGGGACATCATCCTCACGTCTGCCCATCGCGGCGCACGTTACGGTGACGGCGGCCATAACCCCGGCAATCACTTCTGGTGGCAGGGCAAGTATTACAGCCGCACCGGACGAACGCCCGGCCTCCCGCTTTTTGTGCAGGCTACCGGCTTCGGCACCGGCGAAGGTCTGGGCGGCTATAACTGCCGTCACAGCTTCGGCCCCGGCGACCTGAACCACAATCCCTACCAGCATTTTGACGAGGAAGAGAACCGGCGCGTCTATGACCTGACGCAGAAGCAGCGGGCCAAAGAGGCGCGTATTCGCCACGATAAAATCGAGATAGCTGGATATAGGGCGGCAGCTAAAAACGCCGCTGACAGTGAGCTAAGGGTCGCTCTGGGCGATAAAGCCGCAAAAGCAGAGGCCCGGCTGGAAAAGCACATACAGGACTATAACCAGTTCTGCGCAGACAACGACTTGAAGCCGCTGAACGACCGTCTGTATGTTGCCAAGCGCTCCCAAGCTACTGCACCAGCAGCGGCGCACAATGCAGCCACAACGCCCGAAGCGATGTTTTCTTCCATGCGTGGCAGCGGCGGCAACACAGGGCAGCCAGGAGAAGTGATTCACCGTTATCTGGGCAAGGTTGACCCTGCTGATACCGAACAGATAGAGGCCCTGAAGAATGTGTTCTGCGAGCAGTACGCATCCTCCCCGGTGGAGAACATGATGGTCATAACCAAAGACGGAGAAATCCACTTTATGACCGACAATAACCCGCGAGGGGTTGACTGTTCCTATCTGGGTGATAAACTGAAAGGGAGCTACAACATCCACACCCATCCGCCTGATACGACGCAGTATTCTTTCAGCACGGATGCAGACATTCCAGCAGCGTTTTCCGACGGCACGGCTATCATGGAGGCGGTAGATTGCAAATACCGATACCAGTTTGTTGTGCCGAGCGGCATTACGCTTGAACAATGGGAAGCTGTATGCGAAGCAGTGCAGGAAGAACGAAACTCTATTATGACGGCCAGAGGATATGACTTCGGCAGCTACGAAGAAAATATCCAGCACGTCATAATTGACGAAACGTGCCGCAGGCTGGGCGTGAAGTGCTACCGCAGGGAGGCCAGAAAATGAGTTATACAGTTGAGCAGATAAACGAGTTGACCAAAGAAAGCGTTCGCCGCGAAAGGGCTCTTGTTGCTGAGTACAAAAGGACACACTCTGTTCCAAGCCGCGCCACGATTTCCACGCCGGAGATTGATGCAGAACGCGCGGAGCAGAAGCGCTTGTATGGTGAATATCTCAAAGCTCTGGCCCAAAACCAATAACCGTTGACCACGATGCAAACCGCACCGTGGTTTTTTCATGCCCAAAAACAGAAAGGAAAGCACAATGAGCAAGAAGATTTTTATTAGCCAGCCCATGAACGGGCGTTTGAATGCGGAAATCTTGCAGGAGCGCGCAGCCGTGATTCGCTGGGCGGAAGATCAGCTCGGCGAGACCGTAGAGCCGCTGGAAACGTTCTTCGACGACTTCGGCCCCGCCGCAAAGCCTCTGGACTATCTGGCCCGGAGTATCGAGTTTCTCGCAAAGGCCGACGTGGCCGTGTTCGCGCCCGGCTGGCAGGATGCGCGTGGTTGTCGCATTGAACACCAGTGCGCTGCTGACTACGGAATCCCCATCATGGAGGTTTAACCGATGGCCAGCTATTTGATTTCTGACGCGCCCTATGCGTCATGGCTTTCTGACGTTCTGGCGCAGCTGGAAGAGCTGAAGATTGACCGAATTGCAATTGCAGCGCCCTTGCCCGGCGGCGAAGTGTTTACCGGTTATTACCACATGGACATGATGGACAAGGCCGTGGTCGCAACGAACATTCAGGCAGATGCCACGTTGGATGCAGTCTGCGCCAATGGCCGCCGCATTCAGGAGGCATGGGAGGAGGAAGGTGATGACGATGAATAAGTATCTTTACCCGCTGTTGGTAAACGCCCTTAAGAAGCTTCTGGGTATCCATTCGCCGTCTGCGATGTTTGAAGTCGATGCCGAGACTATCGATGCCGTGATTGCGGAAAACGACCTTCACGAGAAGCTGGCTCCAAGCGCGATGCGAAAAGCACCGTGCTATTTTTATGCCCGCTACGGCCGCATGAGGCCAAAGAGGGCGCAATATCAGTCTACCTGCGGACTTAACAAGGCAGGGGCAACAAGTCACAGCGACGACTTAAAACGCTTAGTTGCTGAACCGGAGGTATCCCATGAAAACCAGTGAACTGAAAGACCTTGGACTGAATCAGGAGCAGATCGACGCGGTCTTTAAGCTCAACGGCCTCGACGTGGAAAACGCCAAGGCCCCCATCGCCACGCTGACGGCGGAACGTGACGACCTGAAAGCCCGCTTGGCAACCGCAGAGGACACCCTGAAAGGCTTCGATGGCAAGTCTGCCGATGAAGTCAAGGCGGAAATCGCCCAGTACAAGAAGCAGGCCGAAGATGCCGGTAAGAACTTCCAGCTCCAGATGACCCAGCGTGACCAGCGCGATTGGGTCAACGGCCAGCTGGACAAGTACGGCGTTTCCTCTCCCTACGCCCGCCGCCAGCTCGCCGCTGACGTGATGGACGAAAAGGACGGTCTGAAGTGGAAGGATGGCGCATTTCAGGGCTTCGACGACTTCATGAAGAGCGCAAAGGAAAAGGATTCCGGCCTGTATCAGACCGCCGAGGAAAAGGCGGAAGCTGAGAAGCAGGCGCAGCTCGAAAAGAAGGCTCCGAAAATCGTCGGGCCCACCGGCAACACCACCCCGACGGAAACCAAGTACACCCCGCCCAAAATTTTCTAAACCGAAAGGAAGGTAAACCACTATGGCAAGAATCGAATCCCTTAGCATCCTGACCACCGACACTGGCAAGGAGTATCTGGCCGAGCTGTATGGCAAGGTCGTTGAGAACGTGCAGAAAGCGCTGGTTTCTGCTGGCATGAAGAATACCGACCTGTCCGGCGACCCGACCGCTGGCACTGTGGAGGCAAAGCGCTTTGCAAACGCCACCTCTGCAAACTATGGCACTGCCCGCAAGGCTGGCAAAGGCAGCCAGATCAAGGCAAAGTCCGTGACCGTTGCTATCGACACCGACAAGGAAATCGTCGAAGAGATGGAAGAGAAGGATGTCAAGCTGTATGGCGTTAACGGCGTTCTTGACCGCCGCGCTGCAAACCATGTTCTGCGCATGGCCGCAGAGCTGGACAAAGACTTCTTCAAAGCCGCAGACGGTGAAGCCGTCAAGGTGACTGTCGCCGCCGGCACAAGCATCGAAGATGAGCTGGAGCAGGTCATTCAGGAAGCCGAAAACACTGCCAACGATTTTGTGGATGGTGTGCCCCGCGAGATGATGTGTCTGGTGACGTCCACCGCCTACTATGGCAAAATCCGCAACAACCTCGACAAGATGTCTCGCGCCAATGTGGACACTGCTGCTGAGGAGTTCTACGCATGGCACGGTGTCGAGGTCAAGAGCTGCACCCACCTGCCCGCTGGCTGTGACTATATCCTGATGGTTGACGGCTCTGTGGCCCAGCCTGTCATGGCCAACCCCTATACCGCTGAAAAGATTCCGCTGTCCGAGGCGACCGCCGTCAGCCTGTTCTATCACTACGGCACCAAGGTCGTCACCCCTGACCTGATTTTCAAGAAGAAGGGCGCAGAGTAAGAGAAAGGAGCTATCATAATGGCAAAGTTTAAGAACCTCGTTACCGGCAATGTGCTGGAGACTGACAACCCGCTGACCATCAAGCTGATGGAGAACAGCGACCGCTATGAAGCTATGGATGCGCCCGCCGTTGAGGCCGCAGCACCCACCAAGAAGTCCGGCAAGGCAAAGGCCGCAGCGGCAGCCGAAGAGGACGCCTGAGCGGAGGTGTAAACCATGGCGTATGCGGATTATGAGTTCTACACCACCCGGTATTTCGGCGATGAGCTGACCGAGGCGACCGCGCCGAAATGGCTGGAACGTGCGAGCGATGCTGTTGATACCATCACCTTCTACCGGCTGGAAAAAGGGCTTCCCGGGGAAGAAGTCCATATTACCCGGGTAAAGAAAGCTGTGTGCGCTCTGGCAGATGTCCTCTATCGCGTTGACCAGCAGCGTGTAGCCACGGCGGCCAGCAAGGACGCGCAGGGCAATCTCCGTGCCGCTGTGTCCTCCATGACCTCCGGCAAGGAATCCGTGTCCTATGTGCAGTCCGTGGAAGCGTCCGTGTATGCAAAAGCAGCATCGGACAGTTCCGCGCTGAATGCGCTGCTGCAACATGAGGCTGAACGGTATCTCGCCAATGTCCCGGACGCGGACGGCATAAATCTGCTCTATGCGGGGGTGAGATGATGCACGACCAGACCGTTACCCTGTACAACTACCATGAGCCGACCGGCTGCTGGTACACCACCGTTCTGGACAATGTGACGCTGACGGCTGCGAGGTCGAGCAGCGCCACGCAGCACGGCGCGGCAAACGGTGACACGTTGTCCATCTCCATCCCGGCAACAGCAGACAAGACGGCAGGCTCCCGCCGGTACATCGGCCCGAAAGCCTACTCTGCTCGGGACGCACCCGGCGAGTTCTTCACGTTCTGGCCGGAGCATGATTTTGTCGTTGTGGGCAGATGCCCACTTGAGCAGCCGGTGTCCGAGGATGACTACGACAACGGCCTATACCACGAAATGAACCGTGAACAGGATGAAGTCTATATGATTACGTCCGCAGCGTTCTACGGCCTCATTCCGCACTTTGAAGTGGAGGGACGGTAAATGGCTGATACCGAGCATTTCCAGAACTTCTCTTGCGTTCACGGCCATTTCACCGCTGAAGTTCACTTTGACCGGTTCTCCCGGCAGTTCGCAGCCGCGCAGCAGTGGCTCGCAGAACAGGTTCTTGCAGACTGCAAGCCTTTCATGCCGATGGAGACCGGCAGCCTGATTCAGCGGTCGTATGTGGACGATGGAGGCCGAAAGGTCGTATTCCCCGGCCCCTATGCACGGTATCTGTACGGCGGCGTGGTCATGGTCGATGCCGAGACTGGCAAGGGACCTATGAAAATCCCGGATGGGTCTGGCGGCTATCTTCTGCGCTTCCGCAAGGGTGCAACGCTGAAGCCGACCAGCAGGCCCCTGACCTACTCGACCACGGCAAACCCGCAGGCTACGGACCACTGGTTCGATGCTGCAAAGGCAGCCAATCAGGATTACTGGCTGGAACAGGTAAAACGCATAGGAGGTGGAGGCGAAGATGCCTAAAGAAAAACAGGTGCGATTTGACGTTGACGGTTCCGAGATCGTGAGCAAGGTGCTGCTGGAGCTGCTCAATAAATGCCCGGCACTGTGCGGCAAGAAGGTTGCATTCTCTACGCTGGGAGAGGACGAGGGCCTCGGCTTCTTTCCGTCCGTTGGTGCAGCCATCACGAGCGAAACGGAAACCATCACCGGCGATGTGCATCAGGTGTGTGCATATCCGTTTGATGTCGTGCTGCGCTGCGCTCCCAAAACCGAAGCAGCGAGAATCCGCTGCAAGGAACTGCTGGATGCCATCGGGCGCTGGCTGGAACGGCAGCCCATCACGGTGAACGGTGAGATGCACACTATGGACGCATACCCGGCTCTGACGGAGGGAAACCGCAAAATCAGGGCCATTTCCCGCACAAGCCCCTCGCACCTGAATGCTGTGTACCAGAACGGCGTTGAGGACTGGCTGTTCTCCGGCAGCCTGAGATACGAAAACAATTTTTGCAGATAAGGAGAGAACAACATGGCAGAGAAAATCGAACGTAAGCTGCTGGCTCACTATATCGATGCCAGCTTTGACACCACCGGGAACACCCCGAAGTATGTCCGTCTGGGTAAGGACCTCGAGGAGTACAACCTCGAACTGAACCCGGACGTTGAGGTGTCGAAAAACATTTGGGGTGAAAGCACCATCAATCACAACGGCTACGAGCCGCAGAGCGAGGTGGACCCCTACTATGCAGTGGAGGGCGACCCGCTGTATGAGAAGCTGGAAGCCATCGCAAATGGTCGTCTGACCGGCAAGGACTGCATGACCACCACCGTTGATGTGCTGGTTGACAGCAAGGGCAAGGTGGCATGGGCATACCGCGAGAAGGTCATGGTCGTTCCTACCTCCGTAGGCGGCGACACCAGCGGTGTGCAGATTCCGTTCACCATTTACAACGCAGGCGAGCGCGTCAAGGGCAACTGGGACACCACGACCAAGGCGTTCACCGAGCTGCCCGGCAGCGATAGCGAATAATCGACAATAAAGCATGAGAACAGGGCGGTCAGCGTGGGGTTGGCCGCCCTATGTTTTTAGGAGGCAATAATGGATATTCAGAAGAACGTGAACTTCCCGCAGCCTGTTGAAAAGCCGGTTGAGAACGTTGGCATCGTTATTGATGATGGCACCGAGGAGGTTCCTATCACGAACCTGCGCGGCCAGCGTGTCGGCGTTTTCTATGTGCGCCCGACCGACCTCGGCATCGTGCACCGCTATGACGAGTTTGTGAAGGGCTTCGACAGCATTTTGGAGCCTATCCAGCGCGTGAACCTCAACAGTGACGGCTCTGCAAAGGACAACGACACCACGACCATGGACGCGCTGAAGGAGGCCGAGAAGCGGCTGTCCGATAAGCTGAACGCCCTGTTCGATGGCAACTTTGCAGAGGCGTTTTTCGGAAAAATGAACCCCTTCTCCATCGTGGGCGGTCGCTTCTATTGCGAGGTGGCGATCGAGGCCGTGGGCGCGTATATCGAAAGACGCTTTGACCACGAGATGAACCTCGCACAGAACCGTGTGGAGAAATACACTCACGGCTACCGCACCGGCAAGCATCGGAACGGCGGTAATAAGCGGCGCAGAGGTCCGCAGCAGTGATTGGCGAACTCCCCACCCGGCTTCAGGTCAATGGCACAAGCTATGCTATCCGAACGGATATGCAGGACATCTTGAAGGTCTTGCAAGCGTTCAACGACCCGGAGTTGGAAAATGAGGAAAAGGTCTACATCTGCCTGTTCATCATCTACCGGGATTTCGACAAGATGCCGCAGTCGGATTACAGCGCAGCCTATCAGGCGGCAGCCGACTTCATGGACTGCGGCGTTCACACCGGCAGCTCTAAGGGCCGCCCATCGGTGCGGACTATGGATTGGGAGCAGGACGCGCCTCTTATCTTCCCTGCTATCAACAAGGTGGCCGGGTGCGAGGTGCGCAGCATCCCGCATCTGCATTGGTGGACGTTCATGGGCTACTTCATGGAGATCCATGACGGCGTATTCGCTCAGGTCATGTCCCTGCGGGCAAAAAAGGCCAAGGGCAAGAAGCTGGAAAAATGGGAGCGCGAGTTCTGGGCTGCAAACAAAGACCTGTGCGTCCTGAAGGTCAAACGCTCCAAAGAGGAACAGGAAGAAATCGACCGGCTGAACAAACTGCTGGATTAAGGAGGTGGCAAAATGGCAGGACAGGCAGACGGCTCTATTGTCGTTGATACCGAACTGCAAACCGAAGGTTTTGACAAGGGCAGCCGAGAGATGCAGCGAGCAATCGTTTCCCTGCAAACCAAGGTAAACAACCTCGCACCGACCATGAAAAAGGCCATGCGGGGAAGCGCCAGCGCCTTAGAATCCTTTGATGGCAAGGTCGGGCCAATGCGTGAAACGATTTCCGCACTGGAAGAAAAGCTGGAACAGCTGGGCAAGGCTCGGCTCCCGACTGAGGATTATCAGTGGCTCCAGACGGAGATTGCAAAGGCCGAGAAAGAGCTTGACAAACTGCTCAACAAAGAGGCCGCATACGAGGATTTGGACGTGAGCAAATCTTCGCAGAAGTGGAAAACACTGCAATACAGCATCGAGCAGACCGAACGAAAGCTGGAAGAATACCGGGCCGAGGCGGCGCAGATGGAGGAGAATGGAACCTCTCACACGTCTGGCGCAGATTCTGCGGAGTATGACCAGCTGAGTACGGCTCTCGACGCCGTGAAAGAAAAGCTCGACGGTATGGTGCAGAAAGTGGAGCGCGGCACATCTGCTTTTGCAAAGTTCGGCAGCATTATCGGCAAGGGCGTTGTCGGCGGCCTGAAGGGCATGGTTTCCATGCTGGGTAAGGGCGCGGCAGCCATGCTGAAATTGTCCCTGCGGGCAAAGAAAACGCATTCCAGCTTCAACAATGGAATCGGAACGCTGCTGCGGTATGGTCTGGGCGTTCGCTCTCTGTTCGCCCTCATGAACAAGCTGCGCAGCGCTCTGGTGGACGGCTACAAGAACCTTGCCCGGTATTCCAGCCGGACAAACGCCGCCATATCGTCCCTCATGTCTGCACTGACGAGGCTGAAGAACAGCTTTGCAGCAGCATTCGACCCCATTCTTAGGGCGGCGGCTCCGGCGCTGGTTACGCTTATCAACCTGATTTCTAATGCGGTCTCCAAGATTGGTATGCTGACGGCTGCGCTGACCGGCGCAAAGACGTACACCAAGGCGACCACGATTCAGGAAGATTATGCAAAGTCGCTGGATAAAACATCGCAGTCGGCCAAAAAGGCAAAGGCCGCGCTGGCCAGCTTTGACGAGCTGAACATTCTGGACGACAACAGCAGTGACAGCACGAAGGATGACGGCTCCGTTGACCCATCCAAGATGTTTGAGCAGGTTCCCATCGACAGCGCGGTGCTGGACTTTGCGGACAAGCTGAAAAAGGCATTCGAGGAAGCAGACTGGAAAGGCCTCGGCACTTTACTGGGAGACAAAATCAACGAGCTGGTGGACAGCGTTGATTGGTCTGGCTGGGGAACGAAAATCGGCAAGGGCATGAATGCCGCCATCCAAACACTGTACTACACCGTGGATACGGTGAACTGGGTGAACATCGGCAAGCATCTGGCCGAGGCGGTCAACGGCATCATCAATGAGGTTGACTGGGACATCTTCGGGCGGCTGCTGGCAAAGAAGTTCACTGTGGCGCTGGACGTGGCCGGTGGTTTCCTGAAAGAGCTGGACTGGACAGCTGTGCTTCAGGCGTTCACCAGCGGCTTTTCCGGCTTCTACAGCGAGCTGCAAGAGTGGCTGGAAAGCAAAGACTGGCATCGGATTGGCGAGATCATCACCGCCAAGCTGTCCGACGCGCTGCGCAACGGCAATGTGGAGGGCGCAGTCAAGAGCTTTTTCGACGCTTTCACGGAGGCCATCAACTCGCTGGCCGACCTGATGGATGGCATCGACTTCTATCAGGTGGCAAAAGACCTCGTTGAAATGCTTATCCGGGCCGTGTCCGGCGTGAGCTGGGACGAGCTGACGGAGGCGCTGGGCCGCCTTATCGGCGAATCCGTTGACGCGGTCATTCAGATTTTGGCTGGATCTCTGGCTGATGTGGGCAACTACTTCAAAGAGAAAACGCAGGAGGTCGGAGGCGACGCTGTTGCAGGCTTCTTCTTAGGCATCAAGGACGCTATCTTCGGCGTTGGTGCATGGATTGTAGATAACATTTTCAAGCCGTTCTGGGACGGCATCTGCGCCGCATTTGAGATTCACTCGCCATCCAAGAAGATGGCCGAGATTGGCGGCTACATTATCGCAGGCCTGTTGGACGGCATCAAAGACCTGCCGTCTAAGCTGAAAGCCAAGCTTGACGATGCGCTGGATAAGGTGGTCAGTTGGGGCAGCGACCTGAAGTCCAAAGTCAAGGATGCTGCTGCGGATGCAGTGTCCAAGGCGGTAGACGAGTTCAAGGATTTGGCCTCTAAGCTGAAACTGAAACTGGACGCGGCCATCGACAAGGTGAAGGGCTTTGCAAAGGACATCGCCTCCCGGATGAAGTCCGGCACTGCTGACGCTGTGGCGGATGCAGCCTCCCAGCTGGGCAATCTGGCAGGCAAGGCAAAAGAAAAATTCGACAACACCATCGCCAGAGCAAAGTCCTTCGCGACCGGCCTTATTTCCAAGTTGAAAGGCGGTGCTGCTGACGCTGTGTCTAGCGCGGCCTCGCAGCTTGCAACCATGCCGCAGAAGGTCAAGGAAAAGCTCGACCTCGTGATTCAGAAAGCTGTGTCGTTTGCCGCTGACCTGAAGGAAAAGTTCACGAGCGCTGGCAAAAACGCGCTGGCGGGCATCATCAACGGTATTTCCTCCAAAATCGAGGAAGTCAAGACCTCCATCAGCAACGTGGGTCTCGCCCTCATCAATACCTTCAAAACGCTGCTGGGCATCCACTCGCCCTCGCGTGTCTTTGCCGAACAGGGCGGCTTTATCGCTGCCGGTCTTATTATCGGCATGGAGGGTGCAACGGACGATGTCAAGAAAGCTGCTGCACAGCTGGCGGGCGCTGCCGTTGACGCTGCAACGGACGCTGTTGCAGAGGTCGCCCCGACCACGCTGGAAAAAATCAAGGAAAATCTCGAAAAGATAGAAGATGCCTTTGACGATGACACCGGTCTGGGCAAAATCTACAACACCATCAAGAACCTGTTCAGTATCGACTGGTCGGACATCGACACGTCCGATATTTTGGAGCTGGCCAAGAACATCACGACCCTGTTCTTCGACAGTCTGGACAAGAATGTGCGGCTGTCCATTTCCGACTTCATCAACACCTCTCTGGACTACCTGAACAAAGCCTACGAGCAGGAAGGTCTGCCCGGCCTTATCAAAGCGGGCAAGACCATTATCTCCGGTCTGGCCTCTGGTATGGCTGAGGGCATAAAATACATCGTGGCGAACAGCGGCCAGATTTTCAGTGCCCTGAAAGATGGGATTCTGGTGGCTCTGCAAGGTGTCAACGCGGAGCTGCTCATTGCCGTGGGCGTTATCGCCCTCATTGCTGTGGCTATCGCGGGTGCGTGGAAGTATAGCGAGCAGTTCCGGGATTCCGTTCTGAACGCTGTAAACCGCATCAAGAAAGCGGTCGAAAAGGTCATGGCGGCCATTAAGAAAGCTCTGACACCCATCGTGGAACTGGTGAAGAATGTGTTCACCATGTTGCAAGGTCTGATTGCGCAGCTGTTTGAGCTTGTGGGCAGCATCCTTGCAAAAATCATCGACTGGATTGCGCCGGTCATTACGATCATCGGCAATTTCCTGAGCGATGTTATCACGGTGCTGGGAACCATCATCGGCTATATCGCAAAGCTGCTGACCCCGCTTATCAACGGCATTGGCAAGATTATCTCCACGATTCTGGAATGCCTGCAAAAAATCTGGAACACCCTCAGCGATGCACTGTCCCCGGCATTTGAGGCAATCTGGAAAGTCGTATCGAAAATCTTTGAAACCATCGGGAATCTGCTGCAAACCATTGTGGATGCACTGTCCCCGGCAATTGACGCACTGGCTGAAGCATTCGGCATTATCCTTGACGCGGTGGCCAGTATCGTTTCTGCGGTCGTAGATGCACTAGCTCCGGTCATTCAGGTCATAGCGGAAGCGCTGGGCGGCATCATCACGGTACTGGCAGAGATTGTCGGCGCGGTCGTGGACGCTCTGGCACCGGCCATCAAGCTGATTGGCGATGTGCTGGGAGCGATTTTCGGTGTCATCGCAAAGATTGTCAACCTCGTTTGTGGCGTTCTGAAGCCGGTTATTGACGTGATTTGCGGTGCGCTGAAAGCCATCGGTGATGTGATAAACAACATCTTCAATGGCGTGAAGAACTTGACCAGCAAGGCAGTAGAGACTGGTAAGAACATCATTCAGGGCATCGGAACCGGCATCAAGAATGCTGCAACCGGCCTGTGGAATGGCATCAAGAACGTTGGCAACAACATCGTCAACGGCTTCAAGAATTTCTTCGGCATCCACTCGCCGTCTAAGCTTATGGCCAGTGAAATCGGTGAGTATCTGCCTGCCGGTATTGACGAGGGCATGAAGGACGCCATGCCTGCCCTGCTGTCCAGTGCAGAGGACCAGATGGGCAATCTGGTTGACACTGTGAAGGACGGCGCAGCAGAGGCCAACGGCGCGATCGCTGGCAGCGGTATGCCGCTGCTGTCCGAAGTTTCGGGCAAGGTCGATATCGTGGACGGTCTGGATGATGTTCTGACCCGGTTTTCCGACAAGGTGGCAGACAGCTTTACAAGCCTGCTTGACCGTCTGACGGAAATCACGCAGAGCGCGAACTTCTTCATTCCTGCGGTTGCGACCGGCATGGTCACGCCGTATGGTGTCAGCGGCAGCGCTGGCGGCGGCTCTGGGAACGTTGTGGAGGAAATCCACGCCTCCAACGAGGAAACGACCCGCACCATCGTGCAGGCCATTGGCAGTGCTACGAACAGCATCTGCGCAGCGGTCGAGCAGTACAGCGGCGTGGAGGTAAGCGTGGATGCTGACAGCCTGTCGCAGCATACTGTGGACTACATCAACCGCAAGACCAGGATGTTCGGCACCTCTCCGCTGCTGACCCCTACGGAAGTATAAGGAGGCAAGAACCCTATGAAACCGATTCTTAAAATCGGAAATCATGACTATACCCAGTGGGTAGCAGAGGGTGGCCTTACCCCCACGGACAGCGATGTGGATTCCAGCAAGTCTGGAAGAAACACGCTGGACGCGGTCATGGTCAGAAACAAGCTGGGTCACAAGATGAAATGGTCCGTCACGCTGATGGATATCCCGGAGGAAGTCGCTGCCCAGCTGTCGAAAGACCTGAGCCAGACATTCTTCAGCGCCACATTGCTGGACCCGGATGCAGGGCGATATCTGACCAAGACCTACTACTGCGCGAACCGGCCCTTCGGTGCGCAGCGGTACGACAAGGCCACGAAGAAAACCTACTATGTCGGCATGGCGTTCAACATGACCGAGCAGTAAGGAGGTGATCCTACGAGACATAGAACAAAGCTGTGGACGGAGCTGGCGGCTCGCGGGCGGTTCAATCTGGATTCCCGCGCCGTCATAGCTGGAAAAGAATACTATAAAATTTCCGCACCGCAGATCAGTCACAGTCTGGCGACCGAGCCGTTCAGCATCGGCAACTGCAATGCGGCCTCTTTGAAGCTGGACGTTCTTCTGGACGATGGAGAAAGCATACCAGACGGCGCTTCGGTGCGCATCATCGCCCGGCTCACCGATTTGGACGTTACAGAGCACACGGAAACGCTGCAATTCGGCGAGTTCATGGTGGACACCTGCAACAAGGAGGAGAACATATACTCGCTGTCCTGCTATGACGCGATGCTCAAGACATCGCAGGCAATGGTGGACGATAGCGACAGTGAAAGCGACTGGCCAAAGTCCATGGCCGTTGTCGTGCAGGAAATCGCATACCGCATCGGTGTGCCGATTGACCCGCGCACCCGCATCAACCGAGGGCTAAACTACATGGTTCCCTTCCCGAAAGGCTACACCATGCAGCAGGTCTTAGGATGGATAGGCGCGTGCAACGGCGGCAACTGGACCATCACGGACGATGGAATGCTGCGGCTGGTGACGTTGACCGCACCGCCCACGGAAACCTACCGCATCGTGGATGAATACTATAACGACATCATTACCGGTGACGGCTATGCGCTGGCGTGGGAGCTGTCCAGTGGCAACGGAGAACCCCAGACCCCGGAAACCGGCAGCAGTGTCGGTTCCCTGACCCAAAAAATCTATCCGGTCGTTGACCATGAGTTCAACCGCATCGTCACGGCAGACGGCTTTACGCTGGTCTACGACCAGACCGGCGCGGTCGAAGCTGCGCAGGGCATCGTTCACGTTCCCATGGTGCGCGGCAAGGTCGCGACCGGCAGGCGGCTCAAGGTGTCCAAGGTCACCATGACGGACGAGGAAGGAAATTCTTTTTCCAAGGGCGATGACACCGGATTTGAAATCGCGGTGGATAACTGCCCCTATTCCTGTCAAGGTATCTGCGATGACCTCTATTCCATGCTGAACGGCATTGAGTATGAGCCTTTTACGGCGACAGATGCCCTTTTCGACCCAGCCACCGAGCTGGGAGATCAGGTCAAAATCGACGACCAAGTTCACAGCTCCATCTATTCCATGGACGCGACCTTCGATATTGGATATGCCAACACCATCAGCGCACCGACCAACACCGAGGCGACCCGGCAGTATCCGTATTTGACCAAGCGCGACAAGAACCGGGACAAGGTCTTTTTGGAAATGAGCGCCGACTATTGCGGCGTTTCGATGTCGGCAGAGGCTGGTCTGTTTGTCACCAAGACCGGCAGCGCCGCCCGCAGCGTTGCAACGCAGTCCATGACGGAGGCTCACAGTACGCCGATCTCTCACGCTGAGGCACAGTATTCGGACGAATACATTGCCATGCGGGCACGGGACCCGGAGACCGGTCACATGGAGGACTGCATCTTTTTCGATGACGAAAAAGAGAAGTACCACATCACGAAAGCTGTCCTGATAGAACAGGCTGATGAACTGGCAGAGGAGTTGAAGAACTTGTCCGATGAACTGAAATCTATGGAGGGCGGGGACGGCGAGGAAGCCGTCACCCTTCCGCAGCTCTTACAGTCCGTTAAGGATGTGCAGGCCTCCCTCACAGAGCAGCGCACCACGCTGGCAGGGCTGACAACATCGGCGGCTAACATCAAGGAAACGCTGGCCGCTGTGCAGACTGCACTTTCCGACATCAAGACTGCGGCAGCGGGCATCCGGTCTGTTGTGGACAAGCATACTTCCTCGCTGGCGAGCTTGCAGACCGATGTGACTGCCCTGAAGAAATCTGTTGCAGCCCAGTCCGCAGAGATCACGGAAGTCCACGGCACGGTTGACGAGCATACCGCCTCGCTGGCAGCCATGGACAAAAAGCTAACCGCTGCACAAGGGACGCTGGACAATATCCTGACGCTGCTGCAAGCAATGTCCGGCAGCGGCAAAGACCCCGATGCAGGGACGGATAACAAAACACCTGAAACCTAAAAGGAGGGAACCTAATGGCTGAAAAACGTATTCAGGACTTCGCCACGGCGGCTGACGCTCTGGACGATGACCTGTTGCTTATCGCATCGGACGACAAAACCTACAACATCAAGGTCAAAACCCTGAAGGATGCTGTGCAGGGCGATGCCGACCGCGCAGAGGCCGCAGCGCAGGAGGCCAAAAACACCGCGCAGCAGGTGGCCAAATCCGTTGGCAACATTGAGCAGCGGGCCGCCTCTGCCGAAAAGAAAGCGGCCACTGCGGTCACTGCTGCAAATCAGGCGGTGCAGGATGCAGCGGACGCGAAACGGGCTGCTGCCAACACGGAAAACATGGTGGCAACGGCCCAGACCGCAGCATCCGAGGCCAGCACGGCAGCGGTAAAGGCGGGCGAATCCGCTACCGCTGCGGCATCGTCCGCATCTTCTGCGCAGGAATCCGCATCCAATGCAGCGGCATCTTCCAAGGACGCCGTCACGGCTGCAAATACCGCAACCTCCACGGCGAACGAGGCGAAAACGACTGCCGGTGAAGCAAAGACCGCAGCAGAGCAGGCATCTTCTGATGCTGCGAAAGCTGCGGCAAACATCAAGACCGCGACCGAGGCCGCCTCGAAGTCTGCCGCATCTGCAAAGACCGCAGAACTTCAGGCAACGGCTGCAGCGGAAACGCTGACCCAGTTTCGAGAGATCATTGAGAACGGCGTTGTTCAGGACGTTCAGTCCGTGGATGATGGCCTGAAGATCACCTACACCAACGGCGGGACCATCACGCTGCCTATCAAGGCTTCTGGCGGGCTGGCGTTCAGTTCGATGGTCTACGACACAGAAACCTACTATCTGCACCTGTACGATGAAAACGAGAAGGACGTTATCGACCCGGTCTACATTCCTGGCGGCGGTGGTGGCGGCTCCGGCGGCTCTTCCGGCGTTACCCTGACGAACGAAACCTACGTCAACGGCGAAAAGGCGCTGTCCTTCGCCATTGCGCAGGGCCAGACAACCGAGCTGTCCTACACCTTCACCGATACCGACCCGGACTTCGGCGGCGCTGCTGCCTACTATGTCAACGGTGTTCAGGTGGCAACGGCCAACATTGTGCAGAGCGTGAAAATCACCTTCAATCCGACAGAATGGCTGGTTGCCGGTGACAACAAAATCCGCGTTGTGGTTACGGATGAAAACGGCGCGACCGGCTCCAAGACATGGACAGTTTCCGTCCTGACCGTTTCCGTGTCTGCTACACTGTCGGAATCCACGCTGTACACGGTCGGAACCGCGTTCCGCATCAGCTACACCCCGGTCGGCTCCGGCATGAGCAAGACCACGCACTTCCTTGTGGACGGCAAACAGGTAGCAGAGGCTACCACGACCTACTCTGGTCGTCAGCTGGTGCAGAACCTGACCATCAGCAAGCACGGCGCTCACGACATCGACATCTACACGACCACCACGGCCAGCGGTAGCACCATCACAAGCCCTACCGTGCACTTCTGTATCGCGGTCGTGGATGCTGCAAGCAATGTGCCTATCATCACGGTCAAGGACAAAAAGTCCTCCGGCCGCGTGTATATGACCGCTGCTATCCAGTATATGGTCTATGACCCCAGTACCGAGCAGGCCAGCGTGAAGCAGTCCGTTGACGGCGTAGAAACCGCTCTGACGGTGGGCCGCAGCTTGCAGTCGTGGGCATACAAGCCGCGCACCGAGGGCGAACACGCCCTGAAGCTGACCTGCGGCGAAACGTCCGTCACCATGACCTACACGGCCACCGCGCTGGGCTATGACATCCATCCGGCCAACGTGGACGCGAAGTTTGACTTTGACCCGTCGGGCCGCTCCAACTCCGCAGCAGACCGCGATACATGGGTTTCTAACGGCGTTTCCCTGACTGTGGACAAAGGCTTCGACTGGACGAACGGCGGCTATCAGCAGGACACTGACGGCAACACGGCTTTTGTCATCCGCGCCGGTCATACTGCAACCATCAACTACAACCTGTTCGGCTCGACCAATCTTCAGGCCTATGGCGCGTCTTTCAAGATGATTTACACAGCCAAGAATGTGCGCAAGTTTGACGCTGTGGTCGCACAGTGCCTTTCGGACGGCATCGGTCTGGATGCAAACGCCAAGGAAGTGACCCTGTCCACGGAGCAGACCGGCATCAGCCAGTTTGTCTGCGAGGGCGAACGCACGGAGCTGGTCTACAACATCACAAGCCGCAGCAAGAACAGTGAGCTGTTCTTGAACCTTCAGGGCATTCCGTCCCGGTTCGCTACCTACTCGGAGAGCGACCGTCTAGCCCAGCGCAACCCGGTCCCGCTGACCATCGGCAGCCCGGATTGTGATGTGTGGCTGTACCGCTGCAAGTTCTACGATATCAGCCTCGGCGATGCCGACATGATGGACAACTTCATTGCGGACGCACCCGACCCGGACGAGATGATAGCTCGGTATGAACGCAATTCTGTGGACGATGGCGCGGGCAACATCATCACCGACTGGAACGCATCGTCCATTGATGAAGCCTACATCGACAATCTGGCAAAGTCCCGGCCTGGTCTGCGTGTCATCAAGCTGCGTGTCCCGCGCTTCACGACCGACAAGAACGACAAGGTTTCCGGCAGCAGCGTGGAGCACCTCCTGTATGGCGCTCGCGCAAAGGACTGCTGGAAGAACGAGAGCGTTGTCCACCGTGGGCAGGGCACGTCCTCCAACGCCTACGGCAAGGCGGGCCGCAACATGGACTTCGACTGCAAGGGCAAGTTCGTCTACACCGAAAACGGCGTGGTCATGGAGGCCGACACCTACGACATGACCGAGAACAGTGTGGGCGAAACCTACTTCAACCTCAAGTTGAACATTGCATCCAGCGAGAACATGAACAATGCTATGCTGGCCGAGCTGTTCAACAAGTACCAGCCGTACATCCGCGCCGCCCGGTCTGCGAATCCCAAGGTGCGCGACACGATGGAGTTCCATCCGTGTGTCGTGTTCGTGTACAACGAGAGCGCCGAGGAAGGTTTCACACAGGGCCAGTGGATTTTCTACGGCGTGGGCGATTTCGGCAACTCCAAGAAGGACAAAAAGGCGCAGGGCCTTGACAGCGCAACGCGCCCGAATGAGTGCATCGTGGAGCTGTGCAACAATACCCATGTCTACAACCGCTTCAAGGGCTATGAGGGTGCGGCAGACGCTTCCAGCTGGGAAAGTGATGACAACCCGAACGCTCCCCTGTCCTTCCGCTACATCGCGGACACCTGTGATGAGGCTGTGGCCCGCAACGCATGGAGCGATGTGGTGAAGTGGGTCTATTCGACCGACCGCACAGCAGCGACCGGCGAAGCGCTGGGCAGCCCTGTGACCTACGGCAGCACGACCTACACCAACGACACGGCAGAATACCGCGCCGCCAAGTTCGTGAACGAGTTTGACCAGCACTTCGAGAGCAAGTCCACCCTGTACCATTACCTGTTCACCTCGTTCTTCACCATGCCGGACAACCGTGCAAAGAACACCTTTCCGCACTGCGAGGATGTGACCGCTGCGCATCCCATCTGGGATTACTGCTTCGGCTACGACTTCGACACGGCCATGGGCAACAACAACGAGGGCGATCTGGCGCTGGACTACGGCATGGAGGACACCGACCAGCTCAACGGCGGCAACGTGTTCAACGCGCAGGATTCTGTCCTGTGGGTCAACGTGCGCGATCTTCTGACCGACCGTCTGAACGCGATGGTCGCGACCCTGACGGAGCTGTTCGATGCTGACCGCCTGAATGTGGCGTTTGACGCATATCAGTCCCTTCGCCCGGAACGCCTGCTCGTTGCAGATGCACGGCGCAAGTATATCCGGCCCTACGAGGATTTGAAGGAGGGCGGCACGGCCATTACCATGTTCATCCCCATGATGAACGGCGACAAACGGCTCCAGCGGCACTACTTCCTCAAATACAACAGCATCTATTTCGCGTCCAAGTGGAACACGGCTGTTGCCCGGAACGACAAAATCACCCTGCGTGGCTTCGCAAGCCCGACCGGCGAGATTGCCGCGATCACCATCACGCCGTACTCTGACCTGTATGCGTCTATCTTGTTCGGCTCCATCCTGAAGCAGCAGCGTTGCAAGCGCGGCGAGCCGGTGACGTTGAGCATGAGCAAGGACACGGCGCTGAACGATACCGAAATCTACATCTATTCGGCATCCATGCTGGAAGCTGTGGAGGGCATCGCCAGCGTGTACACCAATCAGGCCGATTTTTCCGCAGCCACCAAGCTGCGTTCTATCGTCATAGGCAGCGATGATTCCAGCTATTCCAACGTCAACCTGACCAGCACAATCAAGCTGGACTTCTCCGCGCTGGCCGTGCTGGAAGAACTGCGCATCGACCATTGCCCGAACCTGAACGCGCCGGTCGATGTGTCTGGCTGCGTGGCGCTGAAGGTGGCCAGCTTCAAGGGTACGCCGGTCTCCGCTGTCAACTTCGCTGCTGGCAGCGCTCTGGAAGAATGCTATCTGGAAAGCCCGGTCAGCCTGACGCTGCGCAATATGCAGAACATCAAGAAGTTCGATGTGGCCGACAACTATGCGAACCTGACCGGTCTGCGGCATGAAAACACGCCGTTCCCGGCAGCGTATGACATCGTGAACGCTGCATCCAAGCTGTACACGGTGCGCCTCGCGGGCATCGACTGGCAGCTCACCGGAACGGAAATTCTGAACCGCCTGCTGTCCATGGGCGGCTACGATGAAAACGGCATTGAAATCGGGCGGTCTGCTCTGTCCGGTAAGGTCTATACCTCGGTCATCCGGCAGGCAGAAGCCGAGAGCTATGCAGCAGCATGGCCCGATCTGGCCGTTACCTACGGCGGTACGGTGCAGCAGTATAAGGTAACTTTCTGCAACTATGATGGCACGGCTCTTACGCTGAAGGACGGCAGCCCTGCAGAGTTCCTTGTGGACCGCGGCGCGGACTGTGCAGACCCCATCAGGGCCGGTCTGATGGACACGCCGACCAAGGCTTCCACGCAGGCCGAGGTTTTCACCTATGGCGGCTGGGATTCTCCGCTGACGCAGGTGTTGAGCAACCTGACCGTCAAGGCAACCTACACCAGCGTCCCGCAGAAGTATACGGTGCGCTGGTATGCGCAGGCGGGCGTTGTGGTCGGCAGCAAGACCGTTGACTACGACACTGAGGCCGTGCCGCCCGCTGACCCGGAGCGCACGGACGAGGAATCGAGCTTCGTCTACCATCTGTTTGACGGCTGGGACAAGAGCACGGCTCACGTCAAAGAGAATATGGATGTCTATGCGCGTTGGATTCGAGGCACGTTGCCCAACTTCGGCGATGACCTGTCGAACCTGAATCTGGCACAGCTGTACGGTATTCGGCAGTCTGGCCGCGCCTCGCTCTATTTCACGGAGGACAACATCAAGACCCGCGTTCCGTTCACCATGGGCTATGAGCCGCAGTTCGACAACGTAGAATCTGTGCTGCTGGCCGAGAACATGGAGCTGACCGGCTCCACCTCAAAGAATACCGGCGTGAAGATTATGGACAAGGACACTGGCTGGACGCTGGTTGTGGACTGTGTGTTCGACCAGCCGACCTCTGAGGCTTGTGTGGCCGCCTGCTTCACCAAGACCGGATACCACGGCTTCAAGGTCAAGTACAGCAACGGTACGGCGGTCCAGTGGGGTACGAACACGGCGAACAACAGCCGCGGAACCGGCCTGTCTACGATTTCCGGTATCGGTACACAGTACATCGCTGACCAGTACCGTGAGCTGGTTGTGCTGCGTCACGTCAAGGGCAGCCGGAACCTGTTCGTCTATTTCGCAAATCCGAATGGCGACGACATCATTTCCCGCGAGCTGACCAAGACCATCGACACGGCATCTGACGCGACCCTCATGCTGGGTTGTGACAATGACGGTAAGAACTTTGCGACCGGCTTCCTGTACCGGTGCAAGCTCTGGAAAGACGACCTCGGTGAGACTGAGTGCCTGAAGATGGCAGCATGGCCGCGTGAGGAAAGCTATCTGGAAGTCGTTGGCACTGGCGGCGCAACCAAGACCGGCGGCGGTACGACCTCCATCGACCTTATCCATGCCGGTCTGCTGAACGGCTATCACCGCATGAACCCGACCAACAGCAACGATGGTGGCTGGCCCGCATCCGAGATGCGCAGCTGGCTCCAGAAGCGCTATCTGGCCGGTTTGCCTTCGGCGCTGCGCCGGATGCTGGTGTCCGTGCACATCTCGTCCGTGGATTACGGCGCTGGAACTGCTGGCATTCTGGAAACGGAAGATAAGGTTTATCTGCCGTCTTTGCGTGAGATGAACGGCGAAAACTCGGAACCGTTCGTGTACTGCGGCGAGCGGATTCCGTGGTTCACGTCTGACCGGACGCGAATCAAATTTGCTGGTTATACGCTGGCCGAGAACCCGACCTATACGGTATCTAGCACCGCGCCCAAGAACCCAAAAAAGGGGGATGTATGGATTTGTTCTGCTGACAGTAACGTGGGGTATCTCTGGAATGGACACGCATGGGTCAGGGCGCGGTGGTATTGGCTGCGCGATGCTTCGGTGTCCAACTCTACCAACTTCAGCGGTGTGTACACCACCGGCTGGGCGGGCAACAACTACTACGCTACGTACAGCTACGGCGTTCTGCCCCGGCTTCATCTGTAAAATCTGGAAAAATCTGGTCGGCGTAAGTCCGACCAGACGAGAAACGCTCCCCGGAAAAAAACCGAGGGCGGCGTAGCCGCCCCGCGGCAAATTTTCAAAAATTGGTTCCAATTTTCCAGATTTTGTGATATTTTATTGCGGAGGAGGTGATAATGTGTCGGTTCTCGCACGAAACCGCAGGCAGGCTGCAACGGAGTTTGAAATGAACTGCGCACGGCTGGTCGTACTGACCACGCAGCGGGCAGACCGCATCCCGGCCCGGTACAAGAAATTTGTCCGGTCCCGGCTGATGGAGCTGACCACCAGCGCATACCACGCGGCCATCATGGCAAATGAGGCCGATGGGAGGACGGATGCGGGCCGCGCTGAACGGCGAAAGCTGTTCGAGCGCTCCATCCGATATTTAACCGCGCTGCAAAAGCCGCTGGTTGTGTACTGGAGCCTGTTCGATTCCAAAGAGGGCGGCATCCGGGAGTGGGCAGACCTTGTAAACAAGGAACTGGCCCTGCTCCATGGAGCTGCACACTTTGAGGATGACAGAGAGGTTTCCATGATAAAGACGTTTGACCTGAAATATTCGGATGACCGAATGTTCTTGAATAAAATGCGAGAGCTGCACAAATACACCTACTCCAAAATTTGCTCTGTACCTTTGGAATATAAGGACCACCTGTCCGACCAGATTTTACAATTCGTGGATGATGCGTTGTTCTGCACCTTGCAGGGCAACGACATTTTCCCCACGACGCGAAAGCAGTATGAGGTGCGGGATAAGTACCTCAAACGAGCAATCGACAACCTGAACGGATTGCAGCGGCCATTGTATGCGCTGTGGAACGTCATGTGTTACAGCGAAAATACGATGGACGAGTGGGCAGGGCGAATCAATGAATGCATCAAATTGCTTTCCGGTCTGCGAAGTTCCGATAGGAAACGCTTCGGAAAGTTGAAATGATGATTCAATGGTGGCACGTTGTTTTAGGCTTTGCCGGTGGTATTGGCTGCGCGATGCTTCGGTGTCCAACTCTACCAACTTCAACAATGTGAACAACACCGGCTGGGCGGGCAACAACAACAACGCAACGAACAACAACGGCGTTCTGCCCCGGATTCTTAGCTTAGTAGTAACCGTGCATAAAGGTGAAAATACCCAGAGAGTTAAGAAGGAATGTGCAACCATCCGTCTGTAAAGGCGGTAAATTGATGGCTGGCCTGATATAAGGCTGGCGCACCGTATCGGTGTCCCTGAGCAGACCGGCGGGACGATTCTTTCATGGCGGGGCCTGTGCATACCCCGTTTCATCACCGGTTTGCAAACCTGATTAGAGCGCACACTATAAGTAGCAGGAAGGGCGTAGATTCTTTGACCAATCGAGAACAAATCATGGCTAGGATAGAGCGAAGTAAAGCTCGGAAAGCCGCAAAACGAGAAGCGCGGGCGCGTGGGTCGTGGCGTGAGAACGGCAGCATTGATCTGGAGCTGCTGACCGTGGCCGCGAATGATGCCGCTCGCCGCTGCTGCTGGCATGGGAAACCGGTCCGGGAGCAGATAGAAACCGCGTTGGAGCCGCGCACTCCCTATGCGGAGCTGCGTATCAAAGCTCTGGACCGGGTAAAGAGCCGGGAACAGCGGTTGCAGGACGTGACACCGCTCGGAGACTTCCGCAGCGTGTTCACGATTCAAAATCTCATGAAGTCTTTGCAGAAGCGCCGGAAAGGCGTCGAGTGGAAAGGCAACGTGCAGCGCTTCATCTTCCACGCAGTCTTGAAGTTGAAACGGCTGAAAGACTCGCTGCTGGAGGGTAAACTGAACGTCGATGCCACAATCCGACGAATCATGCTACATGAGCGCGGCAAGCTGCGCGAGATCCATGCAGTCATGATTGACTGCCGCGTTGTGCAGGGCTGCTATTGTGACAGCTGCCTTGTGCCGCTGACAGAGCGCACCCTGATTCGAGACAACCCGGCCAGCGTTAAGGGAAAGGGCGTCACAGATGCTAGGAACCGGCTGGCAATGTTCCTGAAAGAGCTGGCCGCGAAATACGGCAACGGCTTTTTCATTATGACCGGCGACTTCACAAAGTTCTTTGACCACCTCCGGCACAGCGATTGCCTGAAAAGATTCCGAGAAATCCGGCTTGACCGGATGCTTCAGGGCCTTGGCATGAAGATCGCCCGGATGTATCAGGAAAACGAGCTGCATGAAATTGCCGATGAAGAGGAACGGGCGGCAAAAGCGGAGCAGCTGCGCCGGCATAAAGGCATTGGTCTGACGCTGGGCAGCCAAGAATCGCAGACCATGGCGCTGGTTATCCCGAATGGGATTGACCATGCCGTCAAGGACAAGCTGGGCGTCCGGGCCTACGAGCGGTATATGGACGACACCATGGCTGCTGGACCCTCGAAAGAGGAGCTGAAGCACGTTGGTCAGACTATCCAGAGTGAGGCGTCCGAGGTTGGGCTTTCGATGAACGCCAAGAAAACGGCAATCACAAAAGCCTCCAAGGGTATGAAGTTCCTGCAAATCTATTATAAGGTGACGGACACTGGACATCTGGTGAAAAATCTCGCGAGAGCCGGAATCGTTCGAATGCGGCGCAAACTGAAAGCGTTCGCAAGGATGGTTCAGCGCGGCGTCATGCGGCTGGACGATGCTTTCGCGTCTTTTTCTGCGTGGTTTGGCAATTCCTTCCACGCAGACGCATACCACACCAGAAAGCGGATGCTGTCGCTGTACTGGCGTCTGTTCCATGGATATCGAATGAAAGGAGTGTACGCATGATTTTTTATAAAATCCTTGCAGACGGTAAGGTATTGGATGTCAACGATGTGTTTCTGCGCTGGCAGCCCAAGCATGGCGTGATGCTTGTCTGCGACCCTGCAAAGGCAGAGTTCATCTGTCCGCGGGATTGCAGCGGGTACTATCACCCGTCGTGGCTCAATACGCCGCCGGAGGCTGCTGTATACGACGGCGAGGTTGACGCTGAGGAAATCACAGAGGCAGAATACAGAGCGCTGCTGGAGCAGTTGGAGGCGGGCGGAACGGTGGACAACCCGGAGCCCGACCCCGGCGGCACTGGCGGCGAGGATACCGGCTCCGGCGGCGATAACACAAGTGACAACGGCGGGCAGCAAAAGCCCGCCGTTGCAGATATAAAGCAGTTGGTTGACACCTGCGCTGGCTTGCAGAAGCAGGTACAGATGCTGACGGACTGCTTGTTAGAGATGAGCGAGGAAGTTTATGGCTAAGTTGGCCGTGGACATTCTTGCTCATTTTCTTTGCAAAATTTTATTCGGAAAGGAGGGTACGTTCATGATGGCAATGCTGTGGGCACAGCAGATTATGTTCGGCAAAAAGACTTTTGCTGAGGTTCCTGCCAAGCTGAAGAGCAAGGTTCGGGAGCTGCTCATTGATTCCGGCTGCGAAGACCTTATCACTGAGGACTAAGCAGGGAGACAACAGGAAAGGCGACTGCGTGAAGATACGCGGCCGCCTTTTTATTATGGAGGACTGACCATTGAACATCGACGACATCAAGGAACTTTTTACAGCGGGGGGCGGGGCGCTCGTAGTCCTCCTGACCCTCGTGCAGATTTCGCCCATCAAGCTGAATCCGTGGAGCAAGTTGGCCCAGCTCATTGGCCACGCTCTGAACGCCGAGGTGCTGGAACAACAGAAGCAGACACAGCAGAAGCTCGACGAACACATCAAAGTTGACGACGAGCGAAACGCAAACCTGCTCCGCACCCAGATTTTAAGGTTCAATGACGAGCTGATTGACGACAGGCATCACACGAGGGAGCATTTCATCGAGACTTTGGCCGTCATTGACGCCTATGAGGACTACTGCCGTAGCCACCCGAACTATAAGAACAACCGCTGCATCTGTGCAGTGGCGAACATTAAACGTGTGTACAATGAGCGGCTCCAGAAGCACGACTTTTTATAAGGAGGCATGAGGCGTGAGCGTTATTATCTACCGGCGCGGCGACAGAACCGCGCTGACGAAGAATTTCAGCCGGTACGAGTTCGACTGCCCGTGCGGCTGCGGAACTCAGATGGTAGACCCGGAGCTGGCCGAAAAGCTCCAGCGTATCCGGGAGGTGACCGGGAAGAAAATCAAAATCACTTCCGGCTACCGCTGTCTGAAGCATAATCAGGAAGCGGGCGGCGGCACGAACAGCCGCCACCGCTACGGCATGGCTGCCGATTGGCGGCTTGATGATCGGAGCCTGAACCCGGTGGCATTGGGAATCCTTGCGCAGGCCGCAGGGTTTGGCGGTATCGGTATCTACTGGTACGCGGGCAATGCGTTCTGTCACGCAGACACGCGGAGCAGCAAGGCAACGTGGCTCTGCGATGCTGCGAAGCACTATCCGTCCACCACATACCTGAAATTCATCCTGCCGACCATTAGGCGCGGCTGTACCGGCGATGCGAACCGTGTCGCAACGAAGTTCCTTCAGCGGCTGCTCGGCCTGACCCCGGACGGCCTGTTTGGCAAGGCCACGGAAAACGCGCTGCTCAAGGCGCAGGCAGCACACAAGCTGACCCCGGACGGCATCTGCGGCCCAGCGAGCTGGAAAGCTATTTCCGGGGCCGATAAGTACATCTGACCTATCCCACTATCATAAACGACACAAAGCGCCCCAGAGGGGCATCTCCGGGGCGCTGATGAACATAAAGGAGAAATATCATGGAAGCTATGCTTAGTTTTATTCCCGCGCCCATCGCTTTTGCTCTGATGCTGGTGGGCTTTGTTTCGCTGGCGGTCGGTGGCATCCGGTTGGGCTACAAGGCCACCGTCAAGGATCTGGCGCTTGAGCTCGTAAACAAGGCCGAACTGTCCATCATGGGCAGCGGGCAGGGTGCCAAAAAGAAGAAGCAGGTGTTCGCCGCTCTCCGCGCCAAGTGCCCGGCGGCTATCCGCTGGGCCATCACCGACGAGGTGCTGGATGCTGTCATCGAACACGCCTTTGATGTTATGACCGCAGCACTGGGCAAAAAGTCTTGACTGCTGCATGAGTGCCGTGTAAAATAGAGGCACTTGAAAAGCTTCGGCTTTTGTAGAGAGCGGCCCGGCATGGTCCACTCTTGATTTTATATTTGGCTACCTCGGTAGCGCGCAAAAATCCCCCTGCATTGACCTTCGGGCCAGTGTAGGGGGATTTTTTATTTGTTAGAACTTCATCTGTGCAGCGTCTTCAACACTCACGTCGTCGAAACACCGGGTCAGTTTATCAAGGACTTTGCGCTGTGTTTTCTCACTCAAACCGGCGTTGCGCATCGCCATGACACAGTAGCCGATGCAGGCTGCGTTTGACCACGGTCCATTCAGTGACAGGAGCATTTCTTCCATATCGATTACCTCCGAAGATCTCCATTGTATACGCGAACCAGCACCCAGTCGGACAGCGGTTTGACGTTCCCGGCCCAATCCCGGAGGGCTTCATCGGTGCCGCAGGCCTCGCAGATGTACACGCCCTTGGCGTGGCGGCTCAATGCTCCATGGGTCAGCTTGTCCGGCATCCTCTCGCCGCAGCGGGGGCACAGCGGCCAGCCCTGCTGCTGGTCATATAGCATCTTCTCAATAGCTTTTTCGTCTGTCATTGTGCTTCCTCCTTAAACATCTCGACTAATCGAATGGTATGCGAACCAGTGACCACGCCGCCGGGTCAGCTTGAACCAGTTTGTGAACAGCTGACCCGTGCAATCGTACTGGCTGGGCGTGGCGGTCATGTACCGATTCCACATGAACCACTCCTGCACTTCGTCCTCGGTGTAGCTGTCCAGCTCATCCGGTAACTGCTCCAGCTGGATGCACGATCCATCGTAGTAGTCCTTAACGATCCACTCCCGGCACGGCGGCTGTTCGCGCATGAACTTCCGCATCGCCCGCTTTAAGCGGATCAGGGCATCCGCCTTGCCGGAGTAGTCCGGGATGCTGGGCGAGTTGTAAAAGGTGCGGATCATCAGCCATCCCATCATCAGATCGCTTTCACTCTCAACGATTGCCATATTCTTGTCCTCCTATCAAAGATGAGTTGCCAGCCCGGTAACACGGGTGAAGTTCTCCTGCAACGTGTCGCAGAACACGCCATTGACCACCTCGACATCGGTATTCTTGTCATCAATCCAGCGGCCCGTGCGGGTGATCCGGCCATTGGTGTGCTTGAAGAACCGCATCGTGTAATCGTCCATCGGGGTCAGAGTGATGTAAAGGCGATTCGCGCCGCTGGCGTTACGCGGCAGGGCCATACGGAGTGTGTTACCGTCCGAAACAAAGTTCTTGGCCCCGGTCATCATAACGAATCCCGGCCCGCCCAGCTGATTGAGAATAGTAGTTGCAATGCTCATGGTGAAACCCTCCTGTTAAATGTCCTCAACCTGTACACTCTTGATGCTGCCCTCGATAAAGCCGCGTCCACGCAGATGCTCACAACTCCAGCAGAAACCGATTGCCCGTTCCCGCATGGTGTAGGCAGCTGCGGCTTTACGGTTTTCGTTGAATGCTACCCGGATTTCCTCTGCCCGGTCATCGTCCAGCAGGATGGACGCGCAAGCTTCGCCAATCTCTCCATTGATGCCGTGCTTCATATCCTTGGAATCGTAAGTAAAGATTACCTTTTTCATTGTTTTGCCCTCCTCAGTGCAGCTGGGCGCTGTGCTGGTTGTAGGTGACGGTATACACGCCGCTCTGCTTGGCGATCTGGATGTTGCTCACCACGACACGCTTCAGGCCGAACTTCCGGCGAACGAATTCCTTGACCAGCGGAGAAGCCTTTTCTGGAAGGTGCTTCTTGATGCGGCAGTCACGGCGGCAGTAGCGCTCGAAGCGCTTTTCATTGGCTGCGGTGGCCTCCTCTCGCGTTCCGTAGAACACGGAATCGTCGCGGTTGCTGCTCAGCTTGTAGAACTTCTCGCAGGAGATGACATCCAACCGGTTGTTCCAGATGACATCGCCGCGCTGGTTATCGTTGGGATTGACGTTGTCAGCGGCGATGCCGACCACGAGCTTCAGACCTTCCAGCTGGTTGTAATCTTCCCATTCGGTGAAGCTGTCCAGCAGAACGCGGACAATCTGCTTACCGTCGGTCAGGTCGATGTGAGCGATCTCGCCCTGACTGCCGGACATCGAAGCGGTGTTGATGATATAGCCCTGTGCGATGTAGCTGCTGACAGTCTCGGTGAACTTGCGGTTGATATCGATGTACTTCATTGTGTTACCCTCTTGTCTTTCTGGCCTTACTCTGATAAAATAGAGGGCGGCCGGGGTAAGGCTCCCGGCTCGCCGTTGTTTCGGTGTTGAAGATCAGTTGCTTTGGACGGTGGCTGGTCTTCTTTTTTTTATTCCTCCATGATTTTCTTGACGCTCTCTCTAAGCTCTTCCAGCGTGTCGCACTTCTCGATGAGTTCGAGGATTGCTTTGAGCAACGCCTTGGTTACGTTCATGTCTTCCATTCACCTCACTCCTTTCCGTAAGGGGCTTTCGCTCTCTGCCTTACATCTACATTGTACACCTTTTCGGTTTACTTGTCAATAGTTTTGATAAACTTTTTTGATTTACTTTGAAATAAAAGAGGTTGACAAGTAATTGATTTTGGTGTACTCTATACATGAAAGGAGTGGATGAACACATGACAGTGTCGGACATCATCAAGGGGCTGCTTTCCATGACAGGGAAGAAGCAGACAGATCTGGCTGAAGTCCTCGGTATGAGCAGCAAGCAGGCAATGAGCAACAAGGTGCGCATGAACCGCTGGTCGGCGGATGACCTTATCAAGGCAGCAGAACTGTGCGGCGGCAAGGTTGCAATCATCATGCCGGATGGGCAGACCATCCAGCTGCGCAATGATGAAGATGAAAAAAGCCCGGACGAATAAACGTCCGGGCAGGGGAGATGTGCTTACTTTTTGCGGCTCTTGCTCACCGTTTTCGGGATTCGCCGGACCTCTTTTACTCTGCGCACCTCATTCGGCTCATAAATAAGTAAGTCGCTGAGTGTGCAGTCCAGGGCTTCACAGATAAGGTCGAGGTCATCCAGATTGACCCGATCGGAGAAGTCATGGTACATTTCGTTGATGGTCTGGCTGCGGATCCCGGTGGCGCGAGCAAGTTCACTCTGCGTCATCCGCCGTTCGCCAAGGCGGGTGGACAGCATAATCCTAATCATAGCCTGTATCTCCTTTGCCAAGAATTTTACCGATTTGAAACCGGCTTGTCAGGATTTTGGCAGAAAAATACAGAATATGGCAAATTAGAACGAAATACGGAAAACTGAAACGAAAAAAGGCCCGGAACCTGCGTGTGTAACGCAAGGCTCCGGGCCTTTTTCAATGCCGATTAGTGAGCGTCGGTTTTCTATCGACTGTTGGAAGAGGACAAAGCAAAACGAACACAGAACCCACCATGCAGATGGAACTGTGTTCGCCTAGCTCTCTAATGGTTGGGGATGAGAGAATCGAACTCCCACAAGTAGAGTCAGAGTCTACCGCACTACCACTATGCAAATCCCCAATATTCTGTTGTGTTTTGCGGGGTGAGCCGCTCAACGTGTGCTATTATACGGGAAAAGCCCGGAGTTGTCAAGCATATTTTTGAAAAAAGTTGTACTTTTTTGGAAAATGCCGCAGCAGCGCCGGATAATCTATGCCGGAGCGCTGCCACGCTTCGGCAGGTTCTGCGCACCGCACCGCCTATACTGGAAGGTACAAAACCTTACAAAGCACCAGAAGGAGGATGCCT